ACACAATCGCGCATTAGAAGAAGGCGAACAACGATATCGTAATGTAGCAAAAATATTTGTAGAAAACACTGAGGGTGAAAGAATCTTAGTTCCAACTACTCGCCCCGGAATTGCACGAGTATATGCCCGTCATATCGCAGAGGGTGGACTTCCCAATGATGAACGCTGGAATCACATCAAAGGATTATGTGAAGAATATAATAAAATGGGTGGGTTCGTAAGAGCAACTAAAAATAAACAGTTCAACGAATCAGTTCAGGAATTGGTCAATGAAGGAATTAGTCATTATACCAGTTTGCGTGAAACTCTTAACAAACTCACAGGACATCGCGGATACAATTTGTATTTTGAATCTTGGACACCAGCCTTAATGGAAAACGAGAATGCTGACGATATTAGTGAAATGTTCAGACATTCAACCGTTGATCCACGAATTGAATCAGCAATGCCAATACTTTCACGATTACATAAAAATGTTTCAGAAACCAAAGTAGTTGATGAACTTGCTACATGGGCAGATGATTTAATTAATGAAACTCTTGATATTGCCGAAGATTTCAAAAATTGGGAATTTGAAATGGAACCCGGTGATATTACAAAAGTAATCAGTGGTGATCACAAAGGACTTCGCGGAAAAGTAGTTAAAAAACATGATAATGGTGAAAGCTATTCCATTAAGGATAAAGATGGAAAAGTAACGCGCCATCACATTTCTACACTTGATCGTCCTAACATTTCTGAAGACGGAAAATTTAGTGAATTGAAAAAGGTTAAACCTTGGAAAAAGCTAAAAAAAGAAAAGGTTGAAGAAGCCGACAATGAAAGTATAAAGTCAAATAATCCACAGGGAATACCTGAGGGATGGGACGATCCGTCAATGAAGATGTCTGATGACATTAAAATCTGGAAAGATAAAGATGAACTTGGCCATGGGCAATGGTTTTGGACCCGTGCCAAAAATGGACATATTGTTGCCCGTGGTGGACCATGTATATCAAGGGAAGAAGCCGAACAAGAAGCAGGTAGCCCTAAAACTAAATTTGAGCTAGATGAACATGAGGATGAATCAGAAGATGAAGGATTCTTTGTTTGTTTGGGCAGCGAAGAAAAAGGCGGCTTTGTTGGTATGCTAACCAAAGAATCCGGTAGATGGAGAGAATCTGTTATAGCCGGTAATGCACCATATAATTGGGGCAACAGGTACATGAGTTATCTAACTCCTGATGATATAATGCAGCACATGCGCAATGATTACGGTCGTCAATATGATGATATTGCTGGCCCCTTCTACGATGAAGAAGATGCGATGGAACATGCTCGTTATCAGTATGGAATGGATGAGATTTCCGAAGATTTAGGACCAGAACAGAAGCGCGTAGGTCAGCTTGGGCCAACCGAAAAGGTTAGAAATAACAATATCGGAAAATTGGTTGGCGCAAACGAAAGCATTGACACTGATGAGCTTAACCGAATCATAGACATTGCCCGTTTTAGTCGCTAACTGCGTAATATAATTACATATTTTGGTACACAAGCGCAACTAAATATCTTGACACAGAGTGGTTATTGTAATATAACCATAAAGTGTGCTCCAAAAAATCTAAACATAAAATCTAACATTTAGCTCAACATTATAGCACATTTAAAAGGAGAAAAAACAAATGGCAAGTTTAGCAGAAATCCGCGCTCGTATCGAAGCCGCAGAAAACAAGGGACAGAACAAAGGTTCCAACAATCAATCAGATAACGCAATTTTTCCATTCTGGAACATGACCGAAGGCACAACGGCAACACTGCGTTACCTCCCAGACAATGATCCCAATAATTCTTTCTTCTGGGTAGAAAGAGCAATGATCAAGTTGCCCTTCAACGGCATTAAGGGCGATCCCAACAGTAAGCCATTCACCGTTCAGGTTCCTTGCAACGAAATGTACGGAGACAATTGTCCGATTCTCGCAGAAGTTCGCCCTTGGTATAAGGATGATTCACTAAAGGATTTGGCAAGCAAGTACTGGAAAAAGCGTACTTATCTTTTTCAGGGGTTTGTTCGTGTTAACCCGTTAGGTGACGATGTAACACCTGCAAATCCTATCCGCCGATTTATCATAACCCCGCAGATTATGCCAATCATTAAAACAGGGCTTATGGACCCTGAAATGAGCGAACTCCCAACTGACTATGTTAATGGCCTTGATTTTATTATCCGCAAGACTAGCAAGGGTGGATACGCAGACTACTCAACTTCTAACTATACACGTAAGGAATCCCCATTAACTGAGGCTGAACTTGCGGCAATTGATACTCATGGTCTTTTTGACCTTAAGTCTTTCTTACCAAAGAAGCCAAGTGATGCCGAACTTCGTGTAATCAAGGAAATGTTTGAAGCATCGGTTGATGGTCGTCCGTATGACAACGATAAATGGGGTGCATACTACCGTCCTTATGGATTGGCAGCACCGGAAGGTGTAGCAGCGTCTCAAAAAACAGCGACTGCTGAATCCAGCGCAACCGCAGCTACACCAACTGCTCACGATTCAACTGACAATGAAACTCCGCCATTTGATGTTGATCCTGTTGTTGTCCCATCAAAGGTAACTCCTTCTACTACTAGCGACAAAGCACAGGACATTTTACAGATGATCCGTGCTCGACAGCTTAAGTAATTATAAGCTAGGGGAGAGTTAATTCTCTCCCCATTCTTACAGGAGAAACCAAATGACAACGCCAGAGGATAGATATCGTGCCTTAAAGCAAGGAAAAAAGCTATTAGAAGAGCTATGCGATCCGGGAAAAACACCAAGAGTCCCAAGTACTATTCGTGATCGTGCGCGAGGGATTCTGCGTCATTTCCCAAATGATAACGAACTTGATCGATTGGTTATCGGCAGTCCTGAACTTCTTGAAAAACAATCATATAATGACAAATTAAAACAAATCGCACGATAATAGGAGATTATTTTGACAACCAAGCCATTTGACATCACTAAATTTAGAAAAGGTATTACTAAGGCAATTGAGGGTCTTAGTATAGGGTTTAATGACCCAACAGATTGGATTAGTACAGGGAACTATGCACTAAATTTTCGCATCAGTAACGACTTCAAGAAAGGTGTACCTCTTGGTAAAGTTACTGTATTTGCTGGAGAATCAGGTGCTGGTAAAAGTTATATTTGCTCAGGAAACTTAATTAGAAATGCTCAAGAGCAGGGAATATATGTAGTTCTCATTGACAGCGAAAATGCACTTGATGAATCGTGGCTTCATGCACTTGGCGTTGATACAGGTGAAGACAAGTTGCTCAAGCTAAACATGGCAATGATTGATGATGTTGCAAAGACAATTTCGGAATTCATGAAGAATTACAGAGAATTGCCAGAAAACGAAAAACCTAAAGTATTATTTGTTATTGACTCTTTGGGAATGTTGCTTACGCCCACAGACGTTAACCAGTTTGAAGGTGGTGATCTTAAAGGTGATATGGGACGAAAGCCAAAAGCACTTACGGCACTCGTTCGCAACTGTGTAAACATGTTTGGTAGTCATAACGTTGGGTTGGTAGCTACCAATCACACATATGCTAGCCAAGATATGTTTGACCCAGATGATAAAATTTCTGGTGGACAAGGGTTCGTCTATGCAAGTTCAATCGTGGTCGCCATTAAGAAACTCAAGCTCAAAGAAGACGAGGATGGTAATAAGACTAGCGAAGTAAAAGGCATCCGCGCAGCATGCAAAGTCATGAAAACACGTTATGCAAAGCCTTTTGAAAGCGTTCAGGTCAAGATTCCTTACGAGACTGGAATGAACCCATATTCTGGACTAACAGACATGTTTGAATCAATGGGAATGATCAAAAAAGAAGGCAACAGTTTGATTTATACGTGTGTTGATGGAACAATCATTAAAAAGTTTCGCAAGGCATGGGAGTCAAACACTGATGGGTGTCTTGATACTATAATGAATGAGTTCAATGAAAAATCAAACACCAATTCAAATTCACTTATTGAAGAGGAAGTAGTAGAATGAGTTTATCATTGGTAACTGAAATCTGGAAGCTATTAAAGCCTAGCATTGAAGCAGGTGATACTGATGGCGCGGCTGATGCGCTTGTGAATTATCTAGTAGAAGAAGATTATTCTCCGGATGAGATTAAATCTGCTTTTCGCAGCGATAAAAACATCAAAAATGCTTTAGAGTTCTTTTTAGAATCACCAGATGATGGGTTGTATCATGAAAGCATTGATGACCTTTTTGACGAATATCCCGAAGAAGAAGACGAAGATTACTATTAATGCATTGGTATAGTTTAGTAACAAGTGATCTGAGCAACTTGCCAGATTTTATATCACATTACGAAAAGGAACTAGTAGCAGCAAAAAAAGAAGTAAAGATTTCTGGAAATCTTGAAAAGAACATCGCTGATCTTCCAGGAGTCACAGAGTATCGCTTTAATCAACTTCAAGAGATTGAAGCGATACTTAACTTCATGAACATCCAATTAGAAAAAATGACGATCAAATATTACAGAAAGTATCTTGAAGCTTATAATCGCGACTTACAACCACGTGATGCAAGAAAATTTGCAGAAGGTGAAGATGAAGTTGTTGACTATGAAGTTCTTGTAAACGAAGTAGCATATCTCAGTCGTAGATGGACTGGTATCATCAAGGCACTGGAAGCAAAACAGTGGCAAATGGGGCACATTGTTCGTCTGCGTACTGCTGGAATGGAAGATATCACAATTGGGTAATTTTACCCTTGCTTTTCAACGATAAATGGTATATTGTAAAAACATGGCAATTTCAATAATAAATCTACCACAAGCAAATTCGCTAAATCCATTTAGCCACACAGAATTTAGTACTGTATTCAACTTAGTCAAACCCGAGCCTAGTTATATAACTATACCGGAGAACCCAATTGTTCTTGCATGTACAATAAAACGACTACGTCAAGAGTATATGCAAAATCCAGACGATGTTGTATTAAATACTATCAGAAAACCAGTAAATCTGTTGATGATAGGAGAGGATGAAAACATAATCACTCCATTAATTCAAGATGTTGACCGTGTATTAGCAAAACAGATTCATCTACATTATAGTCAAAAACTCACGTGGATGATATTGCGTGGAGATAAACTCAGTTCATTTAGGCAAGAACTTAATAAATTTTTGTCCAATGATTCAACCATATTCACAGTTGAACAATGTAAAATTGCATATAAGCTTCCATATTTCTATGAATATGATCTTGCTATGGTTGAGGTGTTTAATGGCAATCATCGCAGTTTGACTGTACCTGGTGGCACACCGAAAACTAAAAAGAAGTTAACTTATATTAATAAGTTAAATTCACACATGCGTGATAAGCACACATTTGAATACTGGTTTAAGGACGAAGAAGACAATAGAGTTCTTATAGAACTTGAAAGTTTGAACCCATTGTTAGTTCTTTGGGAAAACCATATCGTCAACCATGACATTGTAGTAAACTGTGCTTTTAATTTTAAGAAAAAAGATCAGTTTGAATATTATTATACCCCTCGTTCATTCTCTTGGGAGATGAACAGTTAAATGATAACAGTAACATATGAAACCGAATTCAGTATGCACAGCTTCACGGAGTTGTGGAAAAAATATAATGAGCGCGGCTTTAATTGGATCACTAGTCGCATGCCAGAAAGGCATAGACCTAAAATTCAGGCATATATTGCATCAAAAGATATGTTCGATTTAAACGATCCTAAACTGTTGCTGCTTTATGTGATATGAACTTGTGGTTGTATATACGAATTATTTTAAACACTGAAATGAAAAATTTTTAAAAAATATCAGTTTTTCCTGTTGACATGTTTATCAATCACTGGTAAGGTGCATTCATTGAACGCGATAGGAGACAATCATGACTAACGTTTTCGTAAAGTATGGTGAATTTCGTGGAGTTCCGGTCATCAACCGTGAATTCACTATGGTCAAGGGCCTCCAAGAAGGAGTCTACGGGTCTTTCATCACTGTTCTTAATGATGATCAATTTCCCGTAAATGCCAACAAAGTAAGGATTAAAGTGAGTAGCAATTCGCATTTTGAAATTATCGGCGGAGAAGATACCGACAAGTCGGTAAAGTCTCCCGTTATTAAATCCACGCAAGTCATCACTGAAACTGATGAAGAAGCCATGGATCGTATTTCTACCCGTTTCCAAATTCTGGATGACATGGCTGCTGCCTGTATCCGTGGGGACGTAAAGGCCATGATTGTGTCTGGTCCTCCTGGGGTAGGCAAGTCGTTTGGCGTTGAACGTCAGCTTGAAAAGTCTTCTATGTTTGACCAGATTGCTGGCAACAAAATTCGCCACAACGTTGTAAAGGGTGCAATGACCGCACTGGGTCTTTATGCACAGCTTTACAAGTACAGTGACAAGAAAAATGTTCTGGTGTTTGACGACTGTGATAGTGTCTTTGCTGACGAGCTTTCGCTGAATATTCTCAAGGCGGCACTTGATAGCGGCAAGCGTCGGCGCATTTGCTGGAACTCTGACTCTCGCTTGCTGCGTGACGAAGGTATTCCCAATAGCTTTGACTTCAAGGGTTCTGCAATCTTTATCACCAACCTCAAGTTTGAGAATGTTCGTTCCAAGAAGCTTCAAGATCACCTTGAAGCACTGGAGTCTCGTTGTCACTTCGTTGACCTGACCATCGATTCTGAGCGTGACAAGATGCTGCGTATCCGTCAGGTTAACCGTGATGCAGACGGTGGCTTGTTTGGTGATTATCAGTTTCTCAATGATGAGGCTCAAGAAATCCTTGACTTCATGGAACTGAACAAGCATAAGCTTCGTGAGCTTTCAATTCGTACTGCACTTAAGATTGCTGATCTGATTAAAGTGTCGCCCAAGAACTGGAAGCTTCTTGCTGAAAGCACGGTCATGAAGAGGGGCTAAGGCCCCTCTTCAATACAACACCAATATGGATAAAATCATGAACATGCAGAAGAAAGAACAAGTTTTGTATTTCCTACTCAAT